AGCGGAAGCAGTCACGCTGAGCACTCAGCGTGAACAGCGCTCTGAGCTGCGGCGATGACAGAACGCAGTCGCGAGTGAGAGCGAGACGCCCGGAGCGGCCGGACCCCTGACCCCCTGCGTCGGGTCCTCACCCGGGGTCATCCGGCGCGACTGGAGCCCAACATCTGGAGCCGCCGCGCCAGTCACCTGACGTGATGCTCGCGCTGAGCTGCTGCGATGGCCACTCGGGACCGCAGGGGAGGGGGGCCCTTGAGCATCGTGGATTCGGGAGGCCGGGCGACCCAAACGCCCTTGTCGCCCGATTTTTTGCGCGGCCGCTATTTCACGCGAACCGAGCTCGACTCCATTAGCGACCATCACACAGAGTGACATTACAGAGCGTGACGGGCGGTGGTGATCTTGGGGACCGTCGCCAACGCGATCAAGGAAGAGGTCACCAACCTCAAAGTCGATGATCAAGCGCCCGGCATGATCGCGCTCGCCCTCAGCCTCGCCCGCGCCGTCGACTCCTCCGCGAAGAACCCCGCTGCCAAGGCGGTCGCCGCCCGTGAACTGCGCGCGGTGATGAAGGAACTGCGGGCCATGGCCCCGATCGGAGAGGAGGGAGACGCGGTCGATGACATTGCTCGCCAGCGAGAGAAGCGCAGGGAAGAAGCCCGCAAGCGGCGGTCCGGATGAGCCGGTCTACGGCGTGCAGGAACCGCGGCTCCTGACGGCGCCGGACACGGCCATCTCGACGGCCGGCCAGGAGGCCATCGACCTGGCGGCGCGGGCCGGGCTGAAGCTGGACCCGTGGCAGCAGTTCGTCCTCAACCAGGCCATGGCCGAGGACGACGAGGGCGGCTGGGCCGCCTTCGAAGTCTGCGTCAACATCCCTCGCCAGAACGGCAAGGGCGCGATCATCGAAGCCAGAGAGTTGTGGGGGCTGTTCATCGGCGGCGAGGAGCTCATCCTCCACTCAGCCCACGAATTCAAGACCGCGAAAGCGGCTTTCAAACGGATCGAAAGATTGATCCGCAGGTGCCCTGACCTGCTGAAACGCGTGAAGACGTTCCGGCAGACCGTGGGTGAGGAGGCCGTCGAGCTGCACGACGGCCGCATGCTGCGGTTCATCGCCCGCAGCAAAGGCAGTGGCCGCGGGTTCACCGGCGACTGCAACATCTTGGACGAGTGCATGGTGCTCGGCGACGAGGCCATGGATGCGCTGCTGCCGACGATGGCGGCCGTGGAGGACCCGCAGATCTGGTACCTCGGATCCGCCGGCATCGGCGCCCCCAGCGTGCAGCTGGGCCGTCTGCGTCGCCGGGCGCTGGCCGCGCTCGAAAGCGGGGTCCCGGACCCGTCACTGGCCTACATGGAGTGGTCGATCAATCCGCACGTGAAGGAGTGCCCGCCGGGCTGCACCGACCACGACGACCCGGCGAGCGACGAGGCCGCGCTGCGCGCCAACCCGGCGATCGGCTACCGGCTGTCACTGGCGAAGGTGCACAACGAGCGGGTGACGCTGAGCCCGGCCGGCTACGCCCGTGAGCGGCTCGGTGTGGGCGAGTACCCAGCGGAGGAGGGCGACGCGTGGTCGGTCATCGGCAAGGACGCATGGGAGGCCCTGACCGACGCCGACAGCCAGATGGAGGACCCGGTGGCGTTCGCCATCGACGTCACCCCGGAACGCAGCCACGCGAGCATCTGTGCCGCAGGAAAGGCCGACTCGGCGGTGCACGTCGAGGTCATCGACAACCGGCCAGGCACGGACTGGGTGGTGCAGCGCGCGAAGGAGCTCACGCGGAAGTGGGCGCCGCGGTGCTGGGTGGTGGACCCCGGCAGTCCCGCGGGAGCGCTCATCGGCGACCTCGAGACCGCGCTCGCCGAACGGGACGACGAGGACGAGGACCAGGAGCAGGAGGACGACGCCGGCAGCGAGGCGTGGGGTGAGGACGAGCAGCCGCTGGCGCCCGTGGTGCAGATGAAGACGCGGGACGTCGTCCAGGCCACCGGGCAGCTGTACGACGCCGTGATGTCCGGCCGGATCGTGCACCTGAACCAGGCGCCGCTGGCCACTGCTCTGGCAGGCGCGAAGAAGCGGGAGCTCGGCGAGGCGTGGGCGTGGGCGCGCCGGAACGTCGGGGTCGACATCACGCCGCTGGTCGGGGTGACGTTCGCGCGGTGGGGGCTGTTCGCGGAGATCGAGGAGCCAGAGGAGGAGGTGGAGCCGTGGGCCGAGTTCGGATGACGCCGGCGGGACGTGCCCGCGCGGGCGTGCTGGCGGGCGGTGGGCTGATCACCGCGGGTGTCTGGCGCGGCGTCGACCTCGCGGCCGGCCTCATGGTCGGGGGCATCCTGCTGGTCCTCTTCTTCCTGCTCCTGGTGGACGTTGACCTGCTCGACCGGGACGGGGGTGATGGCCGGTGACGAGCCTTTGGCGGGCTGTACGGGGCCGCCCCCGTCACGAGGACCGGGACATCAGCACGATCGACGACTACGCCCTGGCGCTGCAGGAAGCGTTGGGGTACGGCGGCTGGTCGGCGCTGGGAATCACGCAGACGCAGCCGGGCCAGGCCGCGGAGAAGGCACCCGGAGACCTACCCGGGTACGCGCACCTGTTCGCGACGAATCCGGTGATCTGGGCGTGCATGGTCGCGCGGCAGATGGTGTTCAGCGCGCCGCGGTTCATCTGGCAGCGCCTCAACAACGGCTCGCCCTCGGAGATGTTCGGCTCGACGGATCTGCGGCTGCTGGAGGAGCCGTGGATGGGCGGCACGACGCAGGACCTGCTGTCGCGGGTGATCCAGGACGCCGACCTGGCGGGCAACAGCTACTGGACGAGCGCGGAGAACGAGCTGGTGCGGCTGCGCCCGGACTGGACGTTCATCGTGCTGGAGCGTCGCATGCTGCGCGGTGGTGTCCTGGGCTGGCGAAAGCTCGGCTACGTCTATCAGGAGCCGGGCGAGGAGCCGGTGCCGCTGCTGGCGGACGAGGTGGCGCACTTCGCACCGGTACCGGACCCGCTGGCGACGTACCGGGGCATGTCGTGGCTGACGCCCGTCATCCGGGAGACGCAGAACGACGGGCTGATGGCCCGGCACAAGGCCAAGTTCTTGGAGAACGCGGCGACCCCGAACATGGTCGTCAGGCTCGCGCGCGAGGTCAGCCCGGAGGCGTTCGCCAAGTTCAAGGCCAAGATGGAGGCCAACCACCGCGGCGTCGAGAACGCCTACAAGACCCTGTACCTGGGTGGTGGCGCGGACGTCACGGTCGTCGGCAGCGACTTCAAGCAGCTGGACTTCGCGAAGGTCCAGGGCGCCGGCGAGACCCGCATCGCTGCGGCCGCCGGAGTGCCGCCGATCATCGTCGGCCTGTCCGAAGGCCTCCAGGCTGCGACGTACAGCAACTACGGCCAGGCCCGCCGGCGCTTCGCGGACGGCACGGTCCACCCGCTGTGGCAGAACGCCGCCGGGTCCTTCGGGACGCTGGTCCGGCCGCCCGGCGGTGGCAGGTCTGGGGCGGTGCGGCTCTGGTACGACGCACGGCACGTCCCGTTCCTGCGTGAGGACGCCAAGGACGCTGCCGAGATCCAAGGTCTGCAGTCCCGCACGATCCGCGCTCTCGTCGACGCCGGGTACACCCCGGAGTCCGTCGTCGCCGCGGTGGCCGCCCAGGACTGGGGCCTGCTGGTCCACACCGGCCTGTTCTCCGTGCAGCTGCAGCGCCCCGGCGAGGGCGCCCCGTCACAGGCCCGCCTCCGTGCTCTGGTCTCCGAACTGGAGTCCGCCGTCCGACCGATCGAGGGAGGGGCCTGAGATGCCCGCCATGCAGTCCGTCGCCCGCGACCTGATGCGGTCGGCGCCTTTCCAGCTCCAGCGCGCCGACGGCGACGAGGAAGGCGACGGCCGGACCCTGTCCGGCTACGCCGCCGTGTTCGGTGAGCCCACCGAAATCAACTCATGGGAGGGCCACTTCACGGAGACGATCCGCAAGGGCGCCTTCAAGAAGACGATCCGCGAACAGACCCCGGTCATGCAGTTCGACCACGGCCGGCACCCGCTGATCGGATCCATTCCGATCGGGTCGATCGCCGACCTGCGCGAAGACGACCAGGGCCTCTACGTGGAGGGCCGCATCACCGACAACTGGCTGATGCAGCCGATCCGCGACGCGATCGCCGAGCAGACCGTGAACGGCATGAGCTTCCGGTTCGAGGTGGTCCGCGAGGAGTGGCGGGACGTCAACGGCAAGCTGGTCAAGCCCGAAGAGGTCCTGGACCTGCTGTGGATGCCTGGCGACCGCGGCCCGCTCCAGCGCGAGCTGATCGAGCTGAAGTGCCGCGAGCTCGGCCCCGTGGTGTTCCCGGCCTACGTCGGCACGAGCGTGTCCGTGCGGGCCCGGGACGTCGCGCACGGCCTGGTCGACAACAGCGACTCCCGCGCCCGCCTGCGGGCCTCCCTCGCCCGCGACGCGGCCACCCTGGCGCCGCAAGTGCCCGACGACCCCGACCTGCGCCGCGAGGTCGCCGCCGCCCTGCTGTACCGGCAGGACACCCCGCCCAGCCTCGTCGTCAACGTGACGGGCACCGACGACCCGGAGTCGCTGACCGCCGCCGTGCGCGAGGCCCTCCGTCAGCAGCAGACAGCCGCGCCGCTCATCCTGGAGCACCCGGCCGCCCGATCCGACGTCGCGCCGCCCGCCACCGGGCACCCGACGGCACCCAGCACCACAGACGCGCCGCCCGCCGATGGGCACCCGTCGCCCTCCCCCCGCACAGTCCGCATGCGCTCTCAGCTGGCCGAAATCGGCGAGCTGATGGACGGCGTACTGGCGTCCATCGACACGAAGGAGACGAGCTGATGCCACAGCTTCAGCTTTCGCACCAGCAGGCCGTCATCCGCCTGCGAGAGATCCGCGCCCGGCTGGAGGAGCTGGAGCAGCGCGACACCCTGACCGAGGAGGACGAGCGCCAGTTCACCGAGCTGACGACCGAGTTCGCTGAGGTCGACGACCACCGCCGCCAGCTGGAGCGGCGCAGCACCCTGGAGCGGGTCCGTGCGGCCACCCAGTCCAGCGAGCGCGTTCCGGCCGCGGTCGCCATCACCCCGGGCACGTCGATCGGCTCCGGCTACGACGCCGACCCGATCCTCAACCCTGACAGCGTGGAGGACCGCCGGTTCCGCAACCCCTGGGACCTCAGCGAGGTCAGGACGTTCGGCCGGTCCAAGGGCGAGGTTGCGCAGGAACTGCGGGCCCGCGCGCTGTCGGCCGTGGAGAAGATGGCCGGCGCCAACGACGCCGTGCGCGCCGCAGGCACGCACATCCTGGAGCGCTGGGACGACGGGGACTCCCGGATCGCCAAGCTGTGCCTGGCCACCAGCTCGCCGGAGTACCTGCGGGCGTGGGCGAAGGTCGCGTCCGGGCGCGGGCACATGATCGCCCCGGAGGAGCAGAAGGCCCTCGAGCGGGCCATGTCGCTCACCGACAGCGCCGGCGGCTACCTCGTCCCCTTCCAGCTGGACCCGACCGTCATCATCACGGCGAACGGCTCCCGTAACCAGATCAGGGAGGCCGCGCGCACGGTCGTCGCTACCGGCGACGTGTGGAACGGCGTCTCCTCGGGTGCGGTGGCCTGGTCGTGGGACGCCGAGGCCACCGAGGTCTCCGACGACGCCCCGGCGTTCGCGCAGCCCAGCATCCCGGTGTACAAGGCGTCCGGGTTCGTGCCGATCAGCATCGAGGCGCTGGAGGACGAGGCGAACGTCACCCAGGAGGTCGCCCGGCTGCTGTCCTTCGGCCGGGACGTGCTGGAGTCCGCCGCGTTCGTCACGGGCACCGGCGTGGGCCAGCCCACCGGCATCGTCACCGCGCTCGCCGGGACGAGCAGCGAGATTGCCCCGACGACGGCCGAGACCTTCGCGGCGGCCGACATCTACAAGCTGGACGGCGCCCTGCCCGCCCGCTACCGGACGGGGGCGTCCTGGCTGGCGAACCGCGCCATCTACAACCTGGTGCGCCAGTTCGACACAGGCGGTGGCGCGCAGATGTGGGAGCGGATCGGCGCGGACGTCCCGCCGCAACTCCTGGGGCGCCCGGCCCTGGAGTCGGAGGACATGGACGCCTCCTTCAACCCGGCCGTCACCGGCACCAACCACCTGATGGTCTACGGCGACTTCAGCAACTACGTCATCGCCGACAGGGTCGGCATGACGGTGGAGTTCATCCCTCACCTGGTGGGCGCCAACCGCCGGCCGACCGGCCAGCGCGGCTGGTACGCCTACTACCGGGTCGGTGCCGACAGCGTGAACGACGCCGCGTTCCGCATGCTCAACGTCCCCACCGCGGTCTGATCCCTACGCACGCCCGACGGGCCCCGGCCGGACGCTCCGGCCGGGGCCCTCCCACACCCCGCACGCACCCTGTTCAGGGAGGTTCCGCCATGGCGGACAGCAAGCCGACCGAGAAGACCACCACCAGCAGCACGTCCGAGAGCACGCCCAGCACGGACAGCAGTTCCGCCAGCACCCGCGCCAAGGCCAAGGTGCAGGACAAGCCGACCGAGGCGCTGGCCGTCGACGCCGCCGACCCGGGCATCGACCCCCGCCTGGACAACCGGACGGGCGACCAGCGGCCCAAGCTCGAGGAGTTCCCGGCCAAGCCGCAGCAGATCGACGGTCCCGAGCTCGGCCAGGAGAAGGCCGCGGCCGCACGCGCCGAGCGCGAGGACGTCGGCCAGCGCAAGGGCGCCAAGTCTCCCGGCCCACACGGGCTCGGCGACACCGCCGACCAGGTCTGAGGGGCTGCGCTGTGATCAAGCGAGCCATCCAGCCGTTCACGGCCTACATCGACGGCATGCCCCGCGTGGTGCGTGCCGGCGACCTGGTCGAGGACACCGACCCGGTGATGACCGGGCGCACCCACCTGTTCGAAACGGTGGAGGAACACGTCTCGCAGCGTCAGCCGCGCCCGCGGGTGGAGTCGGCGACGGCCGCGCCCGGCGAGCAGCGTGACCTGACGCCGCCGGTGGCCGACAGCAAGCCGACAGCGGCGGCCCGTGGGCGCGGCCGCCGCGGCGGCAGCAAGTAGGAGGTGGTGAGCGGTGCCGTTCGATCTAGGCGCCACGGTGCGCCTGACCGCGGAGTGCCGTGACCCGGGCGGCGCCCTCACCACGGCGGCCACGGCCGCCGTGACGGTCACCCTCCCCGACGGGTCGACCGCCCTCCCGGTGGCCACCGAGGACCCGGCCACGGCCGGCCGCTACCGGGCCGACTACGTGACCTCGGTCCCGGGCCGGCACACGGTGCGCTGGGTGTGGACCGGGCCCGCGGCCGCGTACACCGACGTGTTCGACGTCCAGGAGGCGGCGCCAGCGGCGATCCTGTCGCTGGCCGACGCCAGGAAGCACCTGAACCTGCGGGACACGAGGGACGACGACGAGGTCCGGTTCTGGAACGGCGCGGCCACCCGCGCGGTGGAGCACTTCACCGGCCCGATCGTCCCCCGCACGATCGTCGAGGACCACCGCTTCGGTGCGGCGCGCGAGATCGTCCTGCTGCACACACCGGTCCTCGAGGTCACCGCCGTCGCACCCCTGCGATCCGGCGGCACCGCGCCCGCAGTCGACGGCCTGGTCCTCGACGGCGGAGCGGGCTTGATCCTCCGTGCGGACGGCGGCCCGCTGTACGGTCCGCTGCGCTTCACCTACCGGGCCGGCCGGACGGTCATCCCGGAGAACCTCACCGCCGCGGCGCGAATCATCCTCGAGCACCTGTGGCGCACCCAGCGTGCGGGGCGCCGCGGCGGGATCGCTGGCGGAGGCGAGGACTACGCGGTCACGGAGCCGATCCCCGGCCTCGGCTACGCCGTGCCCAACCGTGCGCTGCAGCTGCTGGAGCCGGACCGACTTCCCCCTGGAGTGGCGTAGATGGGATCGCGAGTACCCGAGGTCATCGACCGCCTGGTCGAGCTCGGCAAGGCCGACGCTGCGCTGGCGGACGTGCGTGTGGCGGACGGCCCGGAAGTGACCGAGGACGCCGCGGACGACTGGCTGATCGTCGGGTTCGACGGCGACCCCGCCGGCGACATGCAGGCGGCCCAGACCCTCGGCGGCTGGGCAGGGCTCGGCCGCCGACGGGAGGAGCAGTTCCAGATCACCGTGGCGGCGATCGCCTCCCGGGGCGACACCGACGTCCGGGCCGCGCGCATGCGCGCGTACGAGATCAGCGCGCGGGTGGAGGCCTGGCTGCAGTCCGACCCAACGCTCGGGCTCCTCGAGCTGGAGGCCGCCATCGAGGCGAGCCAGCTGACCCAGGACCAGAACGACGACGGCGTACAGGCGCTGCTGCTGCTGACAGTGGCTGGCCGGTGTTTCACGTAGAGAGGAGCGTCCGTGCGCACGTCCATCCCATTCGAGGCGGTCGCCGCTTTCGTCGAGGCGCTCGGCGCTGACCTGAACGAGACGGCATCGGTGGAGATCACACCGACCCGAGTGACCGTGACCGAATTCCGGCGCAACGAGGAAGGCAACCGGTTCGCGGTGGGCAACGAAGCGGCCAAGGTCGTCACCGACATTCGGATCGAGAGGAGCGCACGGTGAGCGTGCGGATGCGTCACGACGCGATCGAGCGGGAGATCGAGGTCCCGGAGATCTCGGTGAAGCACTACGAGCGGTCGGGCTGGAAGGTCGTGTCCGACGGCCTCCCCGTCCGATCCGAGGAGACGGCCGCGGCGAAGGGCCGCCGGCGCAATGAGGGAGAGAACTGATGGCGACGCCGATCAATGCGTCCATCCGGTACTACCGGCGTGGCGTGACGAAGGTGCTGTGGGTGCCGACAATCGCGAACAAGAACAGCCCGTCGAGGGCGGAGCTGGACGCCGGTACGGCGCTGGAGGCGGAGACCGGCGCGATGGCCGGGTGGCAGACCACCTCGGGCACCGTGCCGACCCCCGCCCTGGGCAGCCGGTTCACGCCGGTCGTGGGCGGCGAGATCACCGCGTCCGACAGCTCGCTGACGTTCTGGGCGAGCAAGGACGGCGACGACGTCCGCACGCTCCTCGTGCGCGAGGCGACCGGGTTCATCGTGTGGATGGACGAGGGCGACGTCCCCACCCAGACCATGGACGTCTACCCCGTCACGGTCACCTCGCAGGCCAAGGTGAGGGAGCTCGACCAGGCCGCGCAGATCATGGCCCAGTTCGCCATCACGTCCGAGCCGGCCGAGAACGTCGCCATCCCGGCCACGGTCTGATCATGCCCGGCTCGGTACAGGTGCTGGGCACCGGGCAGCTGGTGGACCTGTCCCGCCGTATGCGCAGGGCGGGCGGCCCGCGGTTGCGGCAGAACTTCAGCCGTCGCGTGCGGCGGGCCGCTGAGCCGCTGCAGAAGGATCTGCAGCGGTCGATCCGATCCGTGCAACTGCCCGGGCCGGGCCGCAGCACCAAGGGCGGCCCGTCGCCCACGACGCGGCCTCTGCGGGCCACCATCGCGGCCGCGATACGGATCAGCGTCCGGTCGGGCGCCAACCCTGGCGCCCGCATCTGGATCGACCGGGCACAGCTGCCCGGGGACATACGGAACATGCCCTGGGTCATCGAGAACGGCCGCGTCCGGCATCCCGTGTTCGGCAACCGCCGCCGCTGGGCGACCCAGACGGCACGGCCGGCCGGCTGGTGGTCGAGCACCGTCCGGGCCGGAACCCCGCGGATGCGGGCCGAGATCGAGCGGGTCCTGGGCGATGTGCGCCGGGACCTTCAGTGAGAAGAGGAAGCAACACGTGATCATCACCCACCTGCAGGAGGACGGCACCGCCGAGCGGTGGTCGACCGACGACCTGTCGGCGATCGAGGCAGCCGACATCGAGAAGGCCATGGGGGACGTCCCCTGGCGTGGCATCGAGATGCGGCTGCAGGCGCAGGACGCGACCGCGCTGCGGGCCGTCGTGTGGGCGTTCCGCCGCCGTACCGAGCCGGACCTCGACTTCGCGACGTTCGACATCCCCGGCTGGCGACGCCGCGTCCGGGCCCGCCTTGAGCGGGCCGAGATCGACGAGGCCCTTAACAACGTCATGCGCGAGGCCCTCGCCAAGTCGGAGGACTCCACCATCGACGTCCTCACACCGCACCTGCGCAAGCTCGCCGAGAACCCGGACGACGTCGACGCCGCCCTCAACGACCTGGGAAAAGGCCACTTGACGCGCCGCCACCGGGACTCCGGGGACTAATCCGGGACTACCGGTGGCTGCTCGCGCACTACCTGCACATCCGTCCGTGGGAGATCCAGTGCCTCTCCGCTGAGGAGCTGGAGTCCGCCGTGCTGTGGATCCAGCACCACGTCGCTACACGGTGAGGAGGTGACCGGTGGCGGAGCGCCTCACCTTCACCCTCGCCGGCCGCGATGAACTGAGCCGCGTGATGAACGGCACCGCCGACGCGGCGGACCGGCTGCGGCTGCGCCTGGCCGGCATCACGGCAGACGCCGACGGCAACCTGCGTGACCTGCAGGGCCAGTTCCTGTCGCTGGCCGACGCGCAGCGCCGCGTCGACGACCACTCGGCGATCGTGCAGCGCAGCATGAACACGCTGTCCGACTCGACCGACAAGCTGGGCGAGTCGCTCAAGGCGAACCTGATCAGTTTGCTGCCGGCCGCCATCCCGGCGGCCGCGGGCCTGACCAGTTCGGCGGCCGCGCTCGCCGGGCAGCTCGGCGCCGTCACCGTGGCGGCCGGTGCCTACGCGCTCGCCCTCGGCCCGCAGGTCGCCGCCATCAGCGAGGCAGCCGACGCCCAGAAGAAGTATGAGCAGGCCGTCGAACAGTACGGCGCCACCTCGCAACAGGCAGTCAAGGCGCAGGTCGAGTACCAGCGGACGATGGAGAAGCTGCCGCCTGCGACGCGCGAGGCAGCGATCGCCGTGGGCCTGCTCAAGGACAACTACAAGGAGTGGTCCGACGGTCTGTCGGACGACGTCATGGCGCCGTTCACCAAGGGCGTCGCCGTCGCCAACGCATTGCTGCCCACGACGACCGGTCTCGTGCGAGGCGCCTCGTCCCAGTTCGACCGGCTGATCACCCTCGTCGGTGGCGCGATCAGCACCCCTGGATTCGACGCGCTCAACGACCGGTTCACCCGGTTCACGAACGACACCCTCGACCACGGTGTCGACCGGCTGACGGTCTTCCTGGCCAAGCTGCAGAGCGGCCAGTACGACGGCGGCCAGCTGCAGGAGTGGTTCGACTACGCCCAGGACGCTGGGCCCTTGGTGTTCGACACCTTGGAGAACATCGGCGAGGCCCTGCTGCACGTCCTTGAGGCCGGCTCCGGTGTGGGCGTCGGCATGCTCGAGGTCGTCAACGTCCTGTCCGGGATCGTCAGCGCGGTCCCGCCCGAGGCCATCGCCACCCTGCTGCAGCTGTCCATCGCGATCAAGGCCGTCGCGCTCGCCACAGCGGGCACGCAGGCGGCGCGCGCAGCGATGGCTGCGCTCGGCGTCCAGATCGCCGCCGTGCGTGCATCAGCCGCTGGCACACCTGGGCGTCTCGCAGGTGTCGGCGCAGCGATCACCGGCCTGTCCCGCACGGCGAAGATCGCCATGGCCGGGACCGGCCTGGGCCTGCTGCTCATGGGCCTGGACTACCTTTCCTCCGCGAGCGAGACGCCCAAGCCGAACGTCGACAAGCTCGCGCAGTCCCTCACCGAGCTCGGCCACTCGGGCAAGGTCAGCGGCGAGGCCCTGCGGGTCTACGGCTCCGACCTGTCCGGGCTCGGTGACAGCCTGCAGAAGGTGGTCGACCCCGAGGGTCTTGACCAGGTGCAGCAGTCGATCATCGGGTTCTTCGGCATGGACTCGACGCCGATCAAGAACGCCAAGGAGGACCTGGACGCGTTCGACCAGGCGCTCGCCTCCATGGTGTCCAACGGCAACGCCGAGATGGCGGCGGCCGCGCTGGGGCACACCATCCGGCAGCTCGAGGCGCAGGGCAAGAACACCGACGGGCTGCGCGAGCAACTCGACGCGTACCGCGATGCGCTGGCCGGACAGACCCTGGAACAGCAGCTGGCGGCCGAGTCGATGGGCCTGTTCGGTGCGCAGGCGCAGGAGACGCAGGCCCAGCTCGAGGCGCAGCGCCAGAGCGCCGACGGGCTGAGGGAGAGCATCCAAGCCCTCAACGACGTCCAGCGCAGCGGGCTGTCGGGGATGATCGGGTTCGAGGCCGCCATCGACGCCGCCAGCAAGGCGGCCGCCGAGAACGCGGGCGTGCTCGACATGCAGGCCGGGAAACTCGTCCTGAACACCGAGAAGCAGCGCGCGGCCGCGCAGGCCCTGAACGACCTTGCCGGGAAGACCGACGAGGCGGCGGCCGCGGCCCGCGAGTCGGGCGCCTCATGGTCTGAGGTATCCGGCATCTACGAACGGGGCCGACAGCAGCTCATCAAGAACGCCATGCAGATGGGCCTCAACCGGCAAGAGGCCAAGGCCTTGGCCAACCAGATCCTGAGGACCCCGGACAAGACCGCCTACCTGCGGGGTGACATCGCCGACCTCACGCGGAAACTCGCCGACGCCAAGGAGCGGCTGCGGCGCGCGCCGAGCGAGAAGAAGGCCCACATCCGGGGTGAGATCGAACAGCTGAAGCGCGCGCTGGCCGAGGCGCAGCGCCGCATCAACGCCCTGCACGGCAAGACCATCGTCCTGACCACCGAACACCGCACGATCAACACCGGCAAGGGCGGCCGCGGGCCCAACGCGGGAGGCTCAGCCACCGGCGGGCTGCTCGGTCGGGCGGCCGGCGGCGTGATCCCGGGCTACCCCGACGGCGGGATGGTGCAGGGGCCGGGCACGACCATGTCCGACTCGATCCTGCTGTGGGGGTCGGCCGGTGAGTTCATGATGCGCGCGGCCGCCGTCGAGCGGTACGGGCTGCGGTTCATGGAGGACCTCAACGCCGGTCGCGTCCACGTCGGGAAGGTCGCGCACCCCGGGCAGCTGGCGGCGCCCGCCAAGAGCGCATCGTCCAGCGGCGGGGGCCGGACGCAGGTGACGTACAACGTCTACCCCCGCCAGTCGGTGATCAGCGTCGAGGACCTGCAGCTGCTGCAGCGGCAGGAAGAAGCACGGCAGCGCGTAGGGAGGCCCAGGTAAATGCCCCTGATCACAGCGCCGGTCGTCACCCCGGAGCAGCCGCAG